GAATATGCTCAAAATAAATGGGATATTGAAACTGGTAATGATCTTATTAGATTAGGATGGAATCCAACAGTTGAGTTTAATGATTATTACAGAGCAGCTTCCGATAAGATTGCAAATGATTTCTTAAAAGATAAAGTAATTTGTAATTATATTAGTATCGGAGACATGCCAGTATATAACCATCTAACTGAAGATGTGGAATTCAAGAAACCTGTAGATGGTATTTATGTAATGACAATCAATGGTAAACAAAAAGAAGATACATTAGATACTATTCCACAAGTATTAATCTCTTTAGATGGATTCCAAACTAATTCAAAAGTATATCCTGTTATTAACAAAGAGATAGCAAAACCTGTTTCTTTAGATAAAGTAAATGAATGGTATCAATTGAGTACTTCTGAAGTAGGCTTATATCTATTACCTTTGGCAAAAGCATTGAAAGATGAATTAGCTTCTAAATTAGATTCTCTAGCAAATAAAGATACTACTGAATTGACTACAGCTAATAAGAAGGAATTAGTTATTGGAGATTTTAGATTGTATATTTCTGATACTTTAAAAATCTTGATTGAGAAATATAATAATCAATCCTTTAAACTTTCCGATATTGATACGCTATTATCTAAGAAGGTTGTAGATAAATATACAGTTTACCATCTTGCTACATTTGATGCAGATGAATATGATACACTTCTTAGAAATATAGGTATTGGTAATACTAGAGCTGCAACTTTGTTTGAATCAAGACCAAACTTAGAAGTTATTGGTGAGCATAAATCTCTTATCCCTTATTTAACCTTAGTAACAGTAAATGAGTTTGTTACTTCTACACCAGTTAAAGGAATGGATAATTCTAGAGGTACTGATACTTTGAATAAAGATAAAGATTTAGAAACTTTTGATTCTTATTATAATCTATTAAATCCAAATAAATAAATTAGTAAGGAAGAGGATAATTCCTCTTCCTTATTGTCTTTTAAATAGTATTTTGATTATACACTATAATTATGAGAATATAAAGTTAAATATCAAATAACGTATTCTTAAAACGTTTAATAAAACAAATCTAAAAGAAAGGAAGTATTTTTTTACTATGGAGAGAAACTTTAAATACTTAAAAGGGAGAAAGTTCTATCTATCTTCTCGTAAAAAAAGTATAAAAGAAAGCTATCCAAAAATGATTAGAGTCGTATCTAATATTAAGAATGATGAGATGGCTGCTTATATAGAAGATTATGGTAACTGTAAAAATTATGATACAGAATGCAGAGTATTTGTAATAAAAGAATCTGACTTGTTTGATTACTATACACCTTTAACTCCTAAAGGTGTAGCAACTTTACAATTTTGTGAAGATACTATTACAAAGGACAAATCTATTTTCTTAATCTTCAATAAGTATATAAAAGAAGATTATGAGAAAGAAGATATAAAGGATAGCGATATAGTTATCTTTTGTTTAAATAAACAACTTGATTATATAATAGCTCTTCAATTTGGTTTAGAAAAAATAACAAGACCAGATGCATTGAGTCCATTAAGTATATTTGAATCTTATCAAACTATGCCTATTAATTCTATTATTGGCTCAGACAGATTTGTTTTAAAAGGAAGCTTGCCTAATATTATCTATGATCCCGATGAGATAGTAAATATATTATACAATGATTCTGTATATTTATATTATGAGGATAACTTCGAATCCATTAAAGATTTATTAGAAGTAGATACTATAAAGGCTACTATGGCAACAGAAGTTCCTTTAAATAGCGATGGTACAGAATTTAAGACTATAGAAATATCATTTTCAAATATATACAATAGTTTAAATAAGCAGTTTATTGAAGGTAATATAGCAACAGTTTTAAACTGTTTCCCTATGGTCGGTATTGATAGTTATGATGAGTTTATAGAACTATATGGAAATCTATTAATAGGTGATTATAAGGATAAAGATAAAACTACAGAAGCAAAATATCATTCAATAATAAACTTATTATATATCTTATCTCATACTACTAAAGGAGATTCTATAATAATCTCTAATAGAAATTTAGAAGATAAACTAAATTATATAGAGCTAAAGAAACTTGGATTTAAGAAATATGAGTATGATCATAGTTCTATGATTAGAAATAATGACCCTAAGTACAAAATAGTACTTGTTAAATTTGATAATGATGAAGTAGCTATTTTAAAAATTAAAGTAGTTAAAGATTTAGAGCAAATGAAAATAGGTAATTCTGAGGATGACACAATGTCTCCAGAAGAATTATCTAAGTTTATGAATCTAAGTTAGTTTCACGATATTTTTTATATCGTGTTTCTATATATTTTCCAGGTTAGTGATGGTAGGCCTCCATCAATTTATCTAACCTAAGTCCATTTTCTAATATATTAGGAGGAAAAACAATGGCTGATTTATTTAACAATGCTACAAAAGCAAACGAAAAAGTGGAAGCAAAAAAAGAACGCATTGAATTGGAAACAAAAGCGACTTTCCCAGAACTTCTTTCTGCTGGTTACATGTCCTTAAGTGATCTTTCCAAACTTGTGAACAAATTGTTCTTCTCTGTATTCGATGATTTCTTTGGTTGCAAATTGGAATTAGATCCTCAATCTGGCCGTATCCAATCCCGTATCTTCTTCTCCCCATCTGCTGAAAAATCTAAAGATGCAGCTGGTTGCTATGCAATTGAAGATGCAACAACTGGTAGCAATATGAATGATATTGCTAGCCGTCTTAGCTTGGCTAACCGTTTGAACAACCCTAACGGTAACTGGAAAAACTTGCAATTGACTAAAGAAGGCAAAGAAAAATTAGAAGACTTCTTAGTTGGTAGTGCTTTCAATCGTAATGGTGGTATCAACTGGGGTGCTGTAACAAATGAAGTAACTACAGCTCCTACACAATTTGCTCGTCCTCAAATCTTCTTCTCTGTAGATATCGATATCTATAAAGTTATCAAAACTATCTATGGTAGCAAATCCAATGCAGGTAGTAAATGGAACTACAACATTGAAGTTAAGAACCCAATCAACCCAATTCAAGATCCTGTAACTGGTAAAGTTACTGCAACTAACTTCAATCTTCTTATTTGGAGAGTTGATTCTAGCGATGTATATCGTTTGGCAGAACGTTTCGGTTTCAATGGTTATGGTTCCAATTCCTTGGGTATCAACACTGATCGTTAATCGATAATTTTAAACTGTCTTGCGCTACAATAAACTACACTTATAGAGGAATAAGGATAGAGAGAAATCTCTATCCTTCCTTTATATTTATTTTTTATGAGGTATAAAATTATGGCTTTTAAAAAAGACGGAGGTCCTATCAAATTTGAAATCAAAGAAGATGGGATTAATGAATTAATTGATGAAGGTACTGGTAACTCTTCTATTATGCTTAGAGAAGTAGGTTGGAATGGTAGAGATCCTAAATTAGAAATCCGTAAATGGATTATTGATGTAGATAAAGAAACTCCTATGAGGGGTCTATCTTTTATTACAGAACAAGGCCCTCATACACTTACAGAAGTATTAGCAGAAAAAGGTTTTGGTAATACAGAAAAGCTTATCAATAATATTAAAGATAGAGAAGACTTTGATGAATCTTTAGTAAAAGTTATCGGTAAGAAAAAGATTGAAAAATCTAAAAACACTGAAGTAACAATTAGTGAGGACGATTACTTTGATCCAAAAAGTGTATTAGATGATTAAAGTATTTCCTCTTTGTGAAAGAGGTGGTGGTTTAAATGAAAAGCCAATATGAAGAAGTAAAAGGTGATAACCAGAATGAGTCTCTAGAGCAATTAGAGATGTGTAAATATCTTGTTCAAGGTATAGATAAACCTTGTAAGCATAGAGATATGTATGGACGTTGTACATTTGAGAACTGTATTCTTGATGAAGAAGAGACTCCTCTTCGTGCTAAGAAATGGTGGTTCCAATGTATTATTTGCAAACACCCAAGTTCTATAGAACCAGATGCTATGAGAGTACCATTCTGTGAATCTTGTATTTCTAGAATGAATGAAGCTGAAGTATTGCCATTCACTTGTAGATATTGTGGTAAGAAACAATATTCTCCATCGAAGTGGATGTTTTCAAGAGTCTGTGACGATTGCATTCCTTTATTGTATGATAAGAATGCTGGTCAAGTTTGTAAAAATTATGCCCCTAAAGTTGGTAAACGTTCTATCTCTAAAGGTGGAACTTTGCATGATTACAAATAAGGTGGAATTATGACTAATAATAGAGTGAAAGAATATGATTATTTAGAAGCAGTACCTATTGAGCATATTCTTTATGCTCAGTTTATCAAATATGATAAATTAAATAAACTATTTACAGAATATTATAGAAACAAGCCAATTCCTAAATGGATTAATATCTATATAGACGTATATCAGGTATTGCTTCCTATATTTAGTTTCTATAAAGTAACTAATCCTTACAATATAACAGCATGTATAGCTAATCTAGCTATACATTACAAATCATTCTTTAAAAAAGCTGGTATAGATAGCTTTGTATTCTTATTATATTCTCCTACTACTGGAGCTGCTACTCAACAAAGATTCTGTGCAGAATATAATGAAAAATACACTATGAGAATGATAAATAATAAAGAAGTATATGATATGGTAAATCAAAATGTACCTCTTATCCAAATGCTCTGCCAATATATGAATAATATATTCTTTAAAATGGGGACAGTGGAAACCTCTGTAATGGCTTATGATATGATTACTAAGTTTAAAAATAGGCAGATTACTGCTCCATCTTTATTTATAACTTCATCTCAATATGCATTCCAATTACCATCTAAAGTACAAGATCTTATTATGCTTTATAAAAAGAAACCAGCTCCTGGTAGCGTAGAAGATCCTTCTTATTTAGTAACTCAAGAAACTGCATTGGATTCATATATTGCAGAAATTAAGAAACAAAGAATAGAAAAGTTTGAAGTAAATCAATCTTGGCTATCAGGATTTATGACACTATCTGGCATTCCTAAAAGAAATCTCAAATCTTTATTTAACTATAAACAATCACTGAAGATATTAAAGAGTATAGATGAGCAGTTTGACCAGGCTACTCCTGATTCTTTATTCAATGTAGCCTCCAAGCTATATCCAAGCAAAGGATTAAATTCTCATTCCTATGATGAGATAGTTAATAGATTTAGATGTATTGATTTAGATTACCAATTGTATATGTATAGAACTATGCCTGAAGCTATAGATACTGTATTCTTAGAACAAGTAGAAGATCCTGAAGCTCTTAAGAATATCAATGATCAATACTTTTCACAAAATCCAATCTTACTTGAAAAGCTTTAATAAACAAAATATATTGGGTAGGGTCATAACGACTCTACCCTTTATTTTTTTTATCTTTTAATCATTTGAGCCATATCACTCATGGATTTAGTACCTAATTCTTTTCTAACAGTAGTCTTTTTAGAAACTTTGGATGTTGTAATACCCTTACCTTCAGAAGATACTACGTTTACATTATTATTCAATGAATCTGCTTTGCCATTAGAATTATTATACCAATCTTGTTTAGTTGTCTTATTATCATTAGCTGTAGTTTTATTAGCATCAGCTGCTTTTTCATTATTAGGAACTTCTAATATTTTAGAGAAGTTCATCATAGTGATACATCTAAAATTATCAGCTTCTCTAGTATAGATTTCTGTTTTCTTGTTTAATAAGAAAATACCATCCTTATCAGAATGAGCTGCATAGTTCTTTACTACATATTTCTTATTAGGAGTAAATACAGATGGATCTAAGTCGTATTTATTTACAGTAAGTTTATTGATTTGATTTTCTAATTCTGACTTGTAATTCTTTACTTCATTTGGATTATCGTTCTTTGTAACGATAATTTTAGTACCTAGTCTACTATCCCCAAAGGAACCACCTAGATTTACGTCAGATTCAAAACTACCTACTCCCAATTGACCTATACCGGTTAAATCTGTAACGCTATCTAAATTATTTTTTAGTAATTGTAAGTCTGCTTGGTTCATGAATCCACCAGAAGCCATATATTTACCTGCGGCTGATAATTTATTGTAAATGGATTCTCCAGTAAAGGAAATAGCAGATACATCTGTTACTAATGAAACGAATTTACTCTTAATATCACAAGATAATATATCATTGAAACTTGGGAAGAAAGATAATAGATTCTTAGCAAACCCAGTAATGAATGATGTAATATTTTTTAAACTACCAACAACCCCTTTTACAGTATTTACATAACCTTGCATCTCATGAACATTCTCCATCAATTTAGATGCATTTGTAAATAAATCTTCAAAGTGAGTATGAGTACTAGAGTCAGTAAATACTGAACTGTATTTATCATATACGGGTTTGATTTTATTTACAAATCCAATTGCCTTATCAGCAATAGATCCAATCTTATCCATTGTATTATCAAATGCATCAGTTTGAGAAAAGATCTTAGATTGAGAATGAGAAGATGCTGAATAAGAAGAAGAGTTAATTTTAGATACAGAATTCTTAGTAGCTTCTATTACATCTTGCACATTGATTTCTGTAACAGAATTCAAATAGTTATCTAAATATTCTGAGTCATAGAATACTGGAGATATCTTCTTGATATTCTTTTCAAATGATTGGCTCATTTGAGTTAATCTTTCATATTGCTTATTAAATCCTAAGATACCATTTCCAAGAAATTTACTAGTAATAGATTTAAAAGCACTTTGTACTACTGGTACGTTAATAGTAACTTTGCCAGGTTTTGCTGGAACTGATGTTGGAAAACCAGATGCTTGTTGCATAACTGTTTGAGTTAATTTATTTTGATATTCATTTAACTCTTTAGCTTTGTTAAGCACATTATTTTTAAATATATCATTCCAATGATTAAGCTTCTCTGGAACGTTACCCATCTTCTTAATCATCTTTTTAATCATTACTTTAAATTTCTCTACTATACGATCAATATATGCTTTGGTTTTAGCAATATTATCATAGCTTAAAATACTATTATCTTTAGATGGATTAATAATAGCATCAAACTTATTGATTACCTTTGCTACATCATGATTGATCTTATAAGCAGTTTCTGTTACAGATAGATCTATATAATAATGATTTCTTTCTGTATCTATATTCATACCTTGATTAGCAGTATTAGGATCTGTAGTTTCTCTAATATTAAATATGACATCGTTAAAGCGTTCATTCTTCATAGGAACACCTTTACCAGATTTAGATATTAGGTAAGTGCAGAATGGCTCATCAATAAAGAACTGATATTTAGTAGGATAAAATACTTCTACTGAGTTTAAATATGCTACTAAAGAAACTAATGTATCCGTTGGTGGGATAATAAGCTGTTGTTGAACTCTATTATATTGGAATGGTTCTATTAAGAGATGAAGATTGCTCATATATGAACTTAAGATATTCATCATATGAGTATCCATCATAGTAGTATTTGCTACAGTCTTATTTGCATCAATACATTTCTTACTCATCAAACCAAGATATGCTTCTCTATACACATCTTGTTTATCTTTACCACCTTCATCTTTTTCTTTGTAATCTAATTCTTTATAATAGTTTATATCATTAGATACAAAGATAGAGAACTCATCTTCTATATAAGATTCCACAGTAGGAGTTTCTAATTCTTGATTAGTATCATACTTATCTATTTTTAAATACATTGTAGCAGTTTTAGCATTAGCAATAATCTTATCAAAAAGATTCTTGTCTAAATTAACGTGTGCTAACATTGTAGGCATATTCTTATTTTCATAATCACTAATACGGATTATATTTTTAAAGTTCTCAGGTCTAATTATAAGACCATCTGATTTCTCTCCAGGAATTAATACTTTGCCTGAGACCTTGAAGTTCCATTGTTGCATTATAATCTGACCTCCATTTTATATTATCAGAGTGTCATCATATTTAAACACAAGGAGATGAGAAGAGCTATTACGGCTCTTCTCATTTAATTATTATCTATCGCGTAATTCGTTTTTTCTAGCAGCTCTAGCTTTATTTAATTTAGCAGAAAGGCCTTTTTCTTGATGAGCTGAAAGAGCAGCAAGATGTCTATTAACACGTTTACCAGCACTACCTTTCATTTGACCAGGTTTGGTCATCAAATCTAAACCACTATTAAGGCCACCAGTAGCTTGATCTTTACCAGCTCTATAACCCATTTTTACAGAATATGCTAATTTATTAATAGCTTTTGTAATAGATGCTACTACTTTAGCTAAGAATTGTTTGATTTTGGTCCAAACTTTTGCAAGTTTGCCTTGGCTATCATCTTTCAATTTTTGATTATATTCTCTGATTTTTTTCTCCATTTTTAATTGAAGTTTTTCTAACCAGTTTAAATCATCAATATGTTGGAGAACTTTGTTGATTTGAACCAATTTGCTGGAGTCGCCATCGGCTTTGATACCAGCATCAATATTTTGAAGGAGTACTTGACGACCAACAGCTTCATCATTACCACCTTCATCTAAAGCTTCAATATCAACAAACTCCAATGCAAAATCTTCTGCAATTAAGTTTAAAATTTCTTTATTTTCTGTAAGAATAAATAATGCCATTTGTTAATAACACCTTTCTATTTTAATAATTTAAATATTATAAATGATCTTCTGGTTGAGGAGGTGGTTGTATTGGACCTGGAACAACTGGAGTAGGATTTTCTTCTGTTCTTCTACCTGGAGAAGTAGCTTCGTCTGGAGCTTGGCTACCATTTTTCTTTTTACCAGGTTTACCAGAAGTTGCAGAACCAGTAGTTTCTGGGTTACCAGGAGTAGCTTCATGAGTAGCTTCACCAGTTTCTGTACGTTCTGTAGTACTTGGAGAAGTAGTATGTCCATCAGAACCAGCTGGAGTTACGCCTGTATCACTATTGGATTTAGGATTTGCACCAGATTTATCAGAAGTGTCTTCTTCGATTCCGCCTTCTTCATTATAACGGAAGGAAGAGGAAGAAGGTTTATTACCAAAGCGAGGAAGTTGACGGTATACAATACCTTTATCTAAAGCAGATTCTTTTGCCTTTTCTTCTTCAGATTTAGCAGCTTCAGCTTCTTTAGCTTTTTCTTCTTCTTCTAAATCTTTGAAGTGTTTTTTGAAGCGAGCAGATGCTTTTTCTTCAACAATTTTTTCTTCAGTTTTAGGTTCTGTTTCAACTTCTTCTTGAGCATTTAATTCAGCAATATGCTTTTTAAGCTTTTCAGAAATAATTTCGATACGTTCTGTTTCTTCATTATTTTTGAGTGTTTCAATAATGTATTCAATATCACTAACAAAGATATCTTCTAATTCTTTAGAATCAACTTGGCGATTACCACCATTATCTTCATGACATTCTTTGAAACCGCGTTTTTCGAAATCAGCTTTTTGTTTTTCTGTGAAGATTTCAACGCCAGAAACTTCTTCGAAGTTGTTGTAAAGAGGAGTATAAGTAACTTTTGGTTCTTTGCCTTCTTCAGCAGCAGCTTCTTCTTTGATTTCAAATACTTGACAACCACGGTCGCATAATTTAGCTACCGCAGAAACTTCCATTAATACTTTTTCTGTAGTGCCAGTGACACCAACAAAATTTAAGGTTGCACCGCCTGGAGCGATGATTTTGACAAATTTGCCTTCGCGCATTAAGGTCACCATTCCTTTTCATAATATATTATAAAACAAGTAATCTTAAAGATTATTATAATGTGCAGAGTATAAAAGGACTATGCGTCATTATCTCCATGATAAGTAAGTTCGTCATTCATAGAGATTCCGATTTTCTTCTGAATAGCTCTAACCCTACCGTTATATTCTCTATTGCGATATTTGTTTATATGTTTACCTCCATAATTATCCTTAGGACCTATGGAGATTTTATTTCCAAGTTTTTGCATTCTAAAAGCTAACCAGTCGATAATCTTAATACAAATTCTCATAATCTTTCTTAAAAGATTAATCCTTCCCATATTCTTTTCTTGATCTAGTTCAGCTTCTAATTTCGTATATAGGCTTCTAAAAGCAGCAATTTTTGAAGCTACCCATGTTTTAGGAGCATGCTCTATTTCTTTTCTTAGTTTACTTCTAGTAAAATCATCTCTATCCTTTATTATTTGATCGAAAGCTTTTAGACTATCTTTATCAGCACTGAGTCTTTTATAAAAAGCTCTACTAGCAGCCTTTTCTAATCCTTCTCTATCAGATGCAGTAATATCTTCTTCCATTAGAAAGGCTTCTTGAAGGGCTTCTTTTTCTTCAGCATTTAAAGAAATAGATTCTAATAAATCTTTTTCAGTAATTGCTGATTCAAGTACATATAATCCCATATTATTCCTCTATTTATTAAAAGCTTCTATTTCCATAAAGATCTTATGGATCACTCTAGAAGTCTCTTTATAATATTTTATATAAAAGGTCATAGCAGCAAAAATATTAGTATTGATTATACTAGTATAATGCAAGCTATCGTTTATGAATCTTTGGTGTGTTTGTCTTAATCTTTTAGATAGTTTTTTATCATCAAGATTCTCTTTAAGAAGTTTAATAAATAAACTATTTACTTTATTCCTAACTTCACCTACATGATCAATACATTCATCATGATAATCTTTAACCTGTTTCAAATCTTTAGAGATTTCTTTATCATATGAATTAGAAAGTTTTATAATTTCAGAAGGTTTTAGATTATCTGTTTTATGAAAATACTTAGAATTCTTTTCAAATAGTTTTATGAGTTTTTCTTTATTCTCATAATCTTTGTATTTATTAAAAGTAATAGCCTCAATAGGACCATTCTTTAGCCAATGCTTTTCATCTAGATAAATATCTAAGACAGATTTGAAGCCTTCTTCAAGCATTGGTATATTGTATTTAAGCTCTCCTATATTATATCTTTCCATATCCAATTCTGGATATTTTTTGATTTTCTTTTCGATATAATATATTTGAGTTTTCTTACTAGTGGTTTTGCTAGCAGCATATACTCTAAAATCTCTAAGTACTTTAGCAGAATTAAAGATTTTACTAATGGCTTCTTTTACACTTAATTCTTGCATCATAGCAGAAGTAAGATCAGAAGCTTTGTTATTAAATTTTGTAATAAGATCTTTTTGCCATTCTATCTTTTCTTTTCTAGAGGAGATAGCAGCGTCATAAAATTGATCTTTGAATTCAGTTTCAAAATCTTCTATAGTATAATCGTTATAAACTTTATCTTTTGATTCAGACAAAGATTGATTAAATATATCCATTATAAACTCCTATTTATTTATTCTAGAAATTGGAGTAACTTTATCTTCAACAACTTGCATTTTCAATTCTGCAAGCATTGTAAATAATTGAGAGAAATCATTATCTGTCAAACGAAGATAATTGTATTCACCCATATTAGTAATCATTTTTTCTTTGGCTATTTGTTTAGCTCTATACTCAGTCATAGTTCTTGTATTAGGATTTTTGCCACCATCCTTAACCTCTATAATTAGATTATAAGGAAGTAGTAAAAAGTCTGTGATCCAATGTCTGGTTTTACCGCCATAGGTATATTCTAATACAGGACCTGGAGCAATTACTTCAGAAGAATCAAACTCCAGTACCTCATCTAAGAACTTCATAAGATTTAACTCATACTTGCCTGTATAAGTAAATTCTTTGCCATCTGACCATTTATATTTACCACTGATTCGTCTATTAGCAAGCATCTTTTCTTGTTGTTTAGGATCATCTAATAGATGGGTCTTATTATAGACTTTCATCATACGTTTTTGATAAGTCTTTTTAACAGTCTCATAGCATTTAGGATTTCCACATAGACGTTCATATTTTTGACGCTTTTCATTCCATTTAGTAGGATTCCCACATACAGTACAATTACCATGACCATGTTTATTATTCACAATATCATATACCAATCTATATGCAGTATATCCTTCTGGAATTTCATCATCGTGTTTTCGTTCTATATGCTTTACTAAATTATCTCTATGATAAGTTTCACTACAATAGGGACAAGGATATCTTTTCATCTTTTCCTCCTATATTCATAATTCAATTACTAAGTGGTCATTACTTGCAAAAGTAAATTAGGAAAAGAATGAGAATATGAAATAATTGATCGAATCTATTTAGTGTAGCTTCTAATCTTCTATACTTTTCATTACTAATCATCCCATTTAGTCTCTCTATAATCAAAGAGTTCATAGCATAGCATTTTCCAAAATCTATTAATATATGAGATATAAGAATTATTAAGAAAATAACCCTACTAAAATAATCAGCAAATCTTGCTCCTGTTATAATACAAAAACCGACCCACACAATAAACGCATACAAAATACAATGGCAGGTTAATAGATATAAAGATTTTCTTTTATTCTTTTCTAAATATTCTCCTTGAAGTGGGAAGTCGGCTAGGCAATGTATTGCAAATAGAAATAGCATATCTATAATCATTATGTATCACCATCTCTCTTTTTACTTATTTTCTATTATAGTAAGGTCAAGTGAGATTTGTGGGGAGTTTAGAAAAAAAATAAAAGGGAGAATTATTCCCCTTTATTTTCTTTAGCTTTTAATTGCTCATCTAATTTCTTTTCGAAATAAGAGATATCATAATAGACTTCTTCTCTATCAGGAATATTGTCAGAATAATCTATAAAATTTTCTGGCTCATTTTTTAATATACCCTTATTATCATTAACCCATCCAACAGTTCCTATTATTACTGCTGGTATCATCCATAAGATGCACTCTACTGGCATAAAAATAATATTCATACTAGATCCTCCTAAAACTATATAAACTTTATATCACTATTATAGTATATAATTGAAGTAAAAATTATACCCATACTCATTACGAGTATGGGTAATATTCTATTTATAGCTATTAGGATTTCCATCAGTATCTTGTTTATTCTTCCAGTCACCAGCTTTTTTAGGCTGTGCTGTGAATCTATCTCCAAGAAAAGTCTTTTCATATTTTTTCATATTTGGAGGGTGGTGTGCATCTCCAGATGTTACTCTTTTTACTTTACGAACAATACCCTCAATATTCTTAATAACCCTAGCTTCATCTAATATAAATAAAGCCATACTATTCACCAGCCTTTTCATCAGTATTAGGAGCTGGTTGTTTATTAGGATTTGTATTAGTCTTTTCTTGATTATTGTTTTGGTTTTGGGAAGGGGCTTGTTTATTCTTATTATAACTATTTACATGAGCTTGCATATAAGAAAACAAATCTCTATATAACATTCCAGCTGCCGTCATTTTAGCATTCAATGCTTGTTTTAAGATATCGCAAATAAGTTTCTTCTTATTATAGATAACTGTTTCACTATCCTCAGGATCCTGTTTGGCTTGTTGGTTATTCTGAGAAGTATTTTGTTGATTAGGGTTATTTTGATTATTATTAGAAGATCTATTATCAAAAGTCATCTTAGGAGTTGCTGTAGACGTCTTATTAGCATCATCCTCATTTAATAGATCTTTAAAATATTTTGTATAGAATAATGAATAATCTGTATCTGCATTTAATGGTGCTGTAGAAGCCATGCCTTGTGTATTAGACTGTTTTACAGCATCAGCATTTTTATTAGCTGCTAATTGAGATGGAGATAAATTAGGTTCTTGATTACCTGTAATCGGATTTCTATTAATATAATTTATAATACCATTCACATCTGTTTCAAAAGATTTTATTAAAGTATTATAAGTGGTACAAAAATTATATGCTTTAGGAATTAATTGTTGAATATCCTGAGATTGCATATTAACTTTTTTATCTATACCATAATAAAAGTCTCTAGCAAATTTAGCAAAGTCACTTTGTCCGTCATATTCATTTACCAGCATTTTCTTAAACCATAGATTATTTTTATAATCAGCAGCTTTCTTAGCATCTCCTTGAAGAGTATTATTCTTTGTATCTAGAATAGTAACTCTTTTGAGATCTACTCCACTAATATTAGAACTTAATGGTTTCTTTATTCTAGCAAATGCTGTAGTATATGATGGAGCATTTTGAATATTTGCACCGCTCTTTACTGGATATTTTTGGAAGTCCACGAGATAATCTCTGTTTTGGATTAGCCATTCATTATTCTTTTTACCTTGATCATTGGCGTAATCTTTAAACTTCTTAAGATTAGTTTTAATAGCAGTGATATTATCTATTCGCCATTGGTCATTGCCAGAATTTTCTGCTTCTTCAAAATACTCTTGAGAGATGTATCCATTCTCATACATCCAGAGAAGCATATTTCTATTATCTTGTGCCATCTCTAATATAGCATCAAATTCATATGATTCTGAGATGGCATTAAAAAATTCATCTTTTAGCATAAGTCATCTCTCAATTCTTTAATATAATCAATCAGTAATTGCTCTGGATTATCAGTTTTCTTATTCTTGTATTTCTCCATTTTAGCAACTACTTTTTTCATCTCTTCTTTTGTGAGCTGATAAAGTTTTGCTGGAGGACGTTTTATAGGAATTCGAACAACATCATCTTTTTCATCGAAGCTAAATAATTCAACTTCATTGATGAATAGATTACCACTCTTACCAAAATTTAATCCTAGCAAAGTAAGAGCTCCTTCTATTTCTACTGGTACATACATAAAGCTTCTACCAAGTCCAATATGATTAGTATTCAATACATAAAATATTGGAATTATCATAGCTTTACCACCAGGAAATTTAAACATAGTTGAGACAAAGGTATTGATTACACCAGCAGCTAATGCATCTTTAACTTGTTTAGTAATAGTTTTTAAATCCTTTTTATTATAGAATGCTTTCATCTTTTTAGACAATGGAGTTTTTAGATAATCATCATAACTCATTCTTCTATAATCTGGATTTTTCTTATAAATATTTGAGATTTCTTTTGATAAGTATTCGTAGAATTTTCTATTAGATTTATAAGATTCTAATTTAATATCAAAGTCGTTATTTACTCTATCTTCTACAAAGATTTTAACAGCTTGCCCTATAATAGTAGACAAAGCAATGTCTGTAATTATTTTAATATAAATATCTAATTTAGAAGGAGGTTGTGCTTCTTCTAATATCAGAGAGTAAGATTTAAAGTATCCCATTTATAAATACCTCATTACATTTAATGATTAGATTACTAAAGTGTCATAGGTATTTGAAACACAAAAAAGACCTAGGAGCCTTAAGCCCCTAGGTCAATTTAAATTATCTAAATAATTATATCTCTATATTATCTTCGATTCTTATTTTTTAGCAGCTGCAGCTTCAGCGTCTTTTTTAGCTTTAGCATCAGCCATTTCTTGACCAACGCGTTCACGACGTTCAACGCTAGTCATTTTTTCTGTCAAGTAAGCAATAGCTTTAGCAACCATAGCTACTAATTTTTTGTACCAAGGAGCTTTTTCGCCATCTTGTTCCATTTTTTGTTTAAGTTGGTTGGATTTTACATTAAGAGCAGCAATTTTATCAGCAATCCATTCTTTAGGTTTGTCGATGCAATTTTTCTTAATTTCTTCTAACCATTTGCTCAATTTGCTTTCTTCAGCACCTTCTGCAGATTTAGCATCATTTTTAATGTCTTCTACAGTTTTTGGTTGTTCGTCTTCAACAATCATGTTCAAGTAATCAACGTCACCAGTGTTTTCGAATGCTTCAAGCATTAAGTCAACGAATACATAAGCATCGGATTGTTCGCTAATAGGACGAACTACTACGTTGTGACATTCGTCAATGATAGCTGGATCCATAATGATGCGAGCTTCATCAACAGCTACAGCTAAGGAATCCATATCGATTTCGTTAGCTTCTGCAATAGCTTCTACTGCTTCGAAATAATCCAAGCAGTTTTCTTCAGCCAAACGTTCAACGTCGGAGAAGTTAACAACTGCAGCACCGATACGAGTATTTTCTACTACTGGAACCGCAATAGGGTTAAGAGCGGATTCAGCTTCGCTCAAGTATACTGCTTCGTCAAGGATACCTTGGAAGCCAGTAGTTTCTACAGAACGATTCAACTGAGATTCTGTAATTAACATAGGTAAATACCTCCATTATGATCATAATGATAAAGTTTTAGAATAATTTATAAATTATTTTCATTGCTTAGAGATATAAAATCCGATGAAAAATCTATATCTCCAAAGATTTATTATAATGTAATTATTATAACTTTCAAAATTAGTTATTATTATTTCAATTTAGCTCTTACAAACCCAATAGCTTGTTGAGTTTTATTCATTAATGCCTTTACAGTAGAAGTATCCATATTGGTAGGAGAATCTCCATTTGCTTTATTTCTTAAAGAATAGTAAAGATTTCTCATAGAAGCCATCTTCTTACCAAGATATTCTTTATCATTGATATTAGAAGATACTTCTTGCGGAACTCTTTTAAGCTTTTGAAGAATCTTATTTTGCGGATTGATATCTGTTTGTTCTTTTAATGTTTCGAAATCATCATTAAGATATGCATCCAATAATTCATCAGAACCAATATCATCACCACGTTGCATAAGATCATGAATCTTATCAAAAGTAGTTTCTGTTAATTCATATACTGGATCATTTTTAGAGATAGGATTTAAGAAAATTTGAAATCCTGCTTCTGCAAAATATTTTGCTGTATCAAGCATTTCTTGATCAGCATATGCATTAACTTCATCTAAAGATAAAGAAATAGTAGATGGATTAACATCACTAGCTTCACAAACATTAATAATTGCTTGAGTGCCATTTGTAATGCCATTAGAAGTTGCATACTCTACCAAGTCTTCAATTCTGATGATATTGCAATTCTTTTCTTTACTTTCTCTAATAATAACTAATTCTGGAAAATACTCTGTGTTTTCATGAACTAGCATTTTAGAACTACCAACAATAGAAGTTGCTTCATCTAAAATACTATTATCATGGCTAGAAAAAATCATATTTATATCCTCCAATTAGAAAACAGCTGCCTAGAGAATAGCTCTCTAGGCAGATTTTCTTATTAAATATTATATTAGTTTTTAGAGAAGAATTTAGCGCGATTACGAGCAGCTTTACTATCAGCTACTGCATTTGCGCGATCTAATTTTTTACCAAAAGTTGCAACTTTGTCAGCCATTGCTTTGTGAATTGCATGTTTTTCGTCTGTAGAAGGTTTATGACCGAATTTTTTCAATTGATTGCGGATTAAGGATTTACCAGCTTGAACAGTTTCTTTAGCTGTGTAGCCTTCGCTAACACCATTAACACCATTATCTTCGGTATCATCATGAGCTACACCACCAGCAGTTTTTGCTGCCAATGCTGCAGGAATATTTACTTTGCTAGTTTCTTTTTCATCACCAGCACCAACGAATTCTTTTTCTTCTTCTTCATCATATTCGTCAGCTAAATATAAACCTTTTTTAGCATCATTATCTAAACCAATATTACCTTTTGCTTGATCTTCAGATGCTTCTTCATTAATACGGAACAATGCCATAGTATTTTACCTCCAAGTAAAATCAATAATTGAATTACATTAAATCTTTATCATATTTACCAGACGCAATGTCTCTTAAATATTGAAGATGTTTTTGATGAGGATCTACAGATTCTTGGAATTCTTCTAGATCACTATCAGAATCATCATTTTCAACATCGCCAAAGCCCATCATGCTATCTAATTCGTCACCAAGTTCTTCAGATTCGATATCATCAGCAATGAATTTTTTATCAGCTTTGGAAACCTTTTTAGCTTCAACTGGTTTTTCATGAATAACTTGATCTGTAGGTTCTACTTTAAGTTGAACGTCTTCTTGTTCAGCAGCTTCAGCCAAACCAACATTGTAGTTCTTCTTAATAAGTTGAAGACCGTACTTACCAGTGAAAGTATCCATCATTTGTTTAGTATTAGCAAATTTGCGATAAGTCATTACATTTGCTTGATCGCCCCATAAGCCTTTACCCAAACCAGCATCATGCCATTTATTCAAGTTATCATCAGTACCAATACCAAGAGTACTCATTTCATCAAGAATAGAAGCTTCATCGATGATTAATGCAGTATTATGATATTGACCTTTAAGGCCATTGCATTCTAAGATAGAACCAATAGCTTCAGTTACAGAGGAAAGACCATTTGTAATCATATAACGAGAAAGGTCTTCCATTTCAATTAAGTATTTACCAAATCTTTTAGATTCGCGAACTGGAACCATTTCAGCAGTGAATTTGCATTCATTAACTGGAATGGTAGCTAAGCCATCTAATAAAGATTTAACTTCTTCAACTACAGATACTTTTGTAGTTTGAGGAATTTTGGTACCATTATCAGCAATAGCCATTTCAGAAAGAGTCTGAATAGCAGAGTTAAACATGGCCATGTTCTCCTTCCATATTTAAAAATTAGGATCCTTGTTTGGCTGCTACTAATTTATTTTTAATAGTAGTAGCAGTGTCTTTAGCTTTTTGCAAAGTATTATTTGCAGTTTGTTTTAAAGACTCTGGAGCTTTGGAAGCTTTATCTGTAAAGTTTCTTACAGCTTGTTTAGCAGCAGAGTATTTATTAGCTAAAGTCTTTACGCTATCTCCTGCAGTAGTAGCGGCAGATTTAACTGCATCAGTACCGTTTTGAATATGATTTTTGATTCTAATCATATTTTGTCCGGCTCTATTACCAACTCCACCGACAGCATATTTTATTTTATTAAGGTTATCTTTAATAGTACCTTCACAATATGCTTGGAGATGGTAAGAATCTTTGAAGCTTTCTGCTTCAAAGTCTTTGTTAAAAGCTTCCATTAATTGTTGATAATAAATAGAGTTTTCAGAAACTGGAGTAATGTATACCTTATATCCAGCTTCTTTAATAGATTGAGTAATCTCTACTAATTCATCATCTTCATAAAGAGAAGCTTCATTTACAACAAAACCAATAGTGGAATCGTTGTTAATCATACTAGCTTCACATACAGCTCCAATAGCTTTATGACCATTTGTAATACCATTAGAAGTGCCGTATTTTACGAACTCCTCTAATTGAATAAGATTACGATTTAAACGGTCAATATGTCTAATAGGAACCATGTTTGCAGTATAGATCATTTCAGATTCGCTCAAAGAATCAAGAGATTCAATAAAGTCGAAATCATTAGACCCATAAAGGTCAGATTCTTTTAGAAGCATATAATAATTCTCCTTTAATGACCACTATAATATATTAGAATAATCATTAATAAATAGTCATTAAAAGGCTTTTCTATCTTTATTTAAAAGTAGTTCTTTGAATGACATTATTATATTGATTATTAGCATGCTTCCATTCATTTGTGGCTTTATCTAATTCTTTATTTTTAGAAAATACACCAGTAGTAGCTTGTTTAGCTTTAAAGTATCCACTAGAGATTTTATCTTTTAACCAAGTAATAGCACGTTTTAAATTTAAGATAACAGTAGCAAACCAACCTTTTTTAGAAGCCACTGCATCTTGTTGTTCTTTGATCTTTTGATTCAATTGATTAGTAAGAGCTTTAATCTTAGCAGTAGCTTGCTCTAAGCTTGCAACGCTATTTAATTCTGGCATTGGAACATTGACTGCCTCAGCTATAGCTTGTTCAGAAATTCTGTTAGCTTTTTCTTCATCAATAGATCTTAATTCTTTAGCAACTTCAAATTCTTCTTCAAGAGTATAATCCTCTCCTAAAAGAACTAGTCTTGCAAGACCTTGCTCCAACATATCATTCTCAATCATATATTGGAGTTCTTCATTAAACTGATTGAAAACATTTTTAGCATTGTTTTCTTCTGTAAATAATAATCCCATTAGTATCCTCCTAATCTTCTTTTTTAGTAGCAATCATATATTGATTTTCAGTAGCAGAATTATCTATATCATCAATTCTAGATTGAAGTTTATTAATAACTTCTTCTGTACTAGGGAAATCATAAGATCCAGATGGATCTATATGAACCATATGCATATCAAGAACTTGCGTTTCTTTATTATAGTCATAGGTTCTAGATATAGCTTCAGAATATTCTAAAGTAGCTTTTAGTTGTGGATCCATATATTTTCCATAAATTTGTACAAAGGTTTTATAATCACCATATACATAATTCGTTGGAATGAATAAGTATCCGTTATGAACTAACTCATGAACAGTTTCTGATAATGGTATTAATCCAACGTTTAATCTATAATGATTAAACATAACTTCTTTAGCTACAGCATTCTCAGAAATATTTTCTTGGCAAGCAACTCTCTTAGCATATATTGTTGTTACCAAATCAAATAGAGTTAGAGGAGAATGATGTATATGAATCTTAATAGAATAAGTATCGATATTATTTACGTTCTTATAGAAAGAACAGCTAGTCATATCAACACAGTTTCTTAAGTATTCTATATATTTCTTATAAGATCTAGAAGATCGACAAATACGTTCAATATTTTTGAAGTACTTCATTAGATCTTTTTCATTAGTAAAATCATAATCTGCTATATCAAAAGAAGGAAGATGGTCCAAGACTATCGTCTTCTTAGCATTAGGTAATTCGAGCTCATTATAACCTCGCATTTTGTTATATCACCTCCTGATATTATCACAATGTCTAGGGATACCGCCTAAAGATAAAATGATAAGGAATGACACTTATATAAGTCATATTTTTATTTAATATTTTTAACTTTGCAAAGGATAAAAAATATGGGATTATATACAATCAGAGATTTTCAAGAAGGAGGAATATTAAGTGAAGCTTATGTTCCAAAATCTAAATATCTCAAAAAAGCAGAAGAGCTTCTAGATAAGCTCAGACAGCCTTATCTTATCAAAGATGCAAGCGGTCTTACTGGATTGGCAAAAATAAATGCATCTAGATTTAGTTCCGCAGTAAACGACATTCAAGGAAATAAAGATTGGGTTGAATTTGAAAAATGTTTAGAAAAGCAATTTGGCTTCCAAACATTTACTGTCAATATTATTAGAAGCAGTATTCCGAACGCGTTTACCCTTCCAGTATCTATAGATATTACTCATCTTGCAGATTTTAGTGATGTATTAGATACTAATGGTTTAAAATATAGAGAGTCTGCAAATATTAATGGTATATCATTCATATCAGATGGTTTGTTATTTAACGGTAAACTATCTTCCGGTCAGATTTTGGCTGTAATATTACATGAGATAGGACACAATTTCACGCAGATGGCAATTGAGTTTATTGCTAAAGTTAATGCTGGTAAAGTTCTTCTTGGCGGTGCTATTGGGATTTTGTCTTTATTCTTAAAATTAGATGGTGTTTTAGGTACTAACCTAAGCTTAGCTCAAAAATTAGGAATGATTGCAGGATTATTTGCTAATGATTCTGTAAAAAATAAATTTAATGATGCCAGAAGATCTAATAGTGGTTTAAATCAAGCATTGGATATTGGTGGTTCTCTAATAAGCTTTAATGGAGATATATCGATGTTTCTTAATGATCTATTAAGAATAAAAGGTACTTTAATTGGAGTATTTAGAAATCAAATTATATCCCATTTTAAAGAAAAAGCATCAACTCAAATGATACAGTTAAAAGGTAATTATAAAAATGCTATAGCAGCTCAAATCGCAAACTATCCAGCATTTATGGACGAATCTTTTGCTGATAAATTTGTTGCTATGAATGGGTATGGTGTTGAATTTGCTACTGGTATGAAAGTATTTGAAGCAGAAGCTCATTCTTTTGGTATTCGTGGAACAGTTGATAAAATTCCGGTAGTTGGACAAATATTTGCTTTAGAATATATCATGAATGCTACATTTAATACTATTATGACTGGTGAACCTCATCCAGCATTAGCTTCTAGACTTAATACACAAATCGATATTCTAGAAGAGGAATTAAAACGTCCTGGAATTTCCAATAGAACTAGAGAATTGATTAAAAAAGATATCAAAGATATTAGAGAAAAAACTAATGCTTTAGATAAATTGATGAAGAAAGATATTAACTTCAAATCTTCTCAATACAAATATTATATCCTATCTTTTAATGAATTGATTACAAAAATTCAACCTAAAGGTGATATTAGAGAATTATTCATGAGTAAAGTAAAAGATAATAAATCTATTATGGATACTCTAGAAAAGAATGCTAAAAAAGCAGAAGAGTTGGCTAATAAATTAAATAAAAAATTTAGATAGAAAGGTTGTATTTAATAATGGCATTATTTGTACTTGAAAATACATCAGCCGATCAGAATCTTAATTGGTTATTGTCAGAAGGATACACTATTGATGGTGTAGAAGTTCTTGATGATGATGAAGAAGGATATACAGGAAATAGGCATTCTGATGATGATATTGATAAAGCAAAATATGAAAGAATGTCTAGAGAAGAAAAGGCTAAAATTGATCAAGAGACTGCCGATGAATTAGGTGAGATCGAGGATCGATTGGAAACTGCCAAACGTGATTTTAAAACTAAATTTAGTAATAGACCAACATCTTGGTTCGAATCTAAACTTATTGGATTTAAAAAGATGCTTATTAAATTTAGAGCTAAACATAAAGCTACTAAAGGTAATAAAAGCAAAACTATACTTCAAAAAATTATCTATGTAATTACTAATATTATTAAATTTATTACAGATAAATTAATAAAATTAGCAAGACACACTCCTATGGGTAGAGATAGCCGTAGATATGATAATGAAAAAAGAGACGCTAGACGTGGTCTAATGTTCGAAAAAAGACGTGCTAAAAGGAATATAGAGCATGCATATGCATCTAATAAAAGCAGAAAGTCACATGTCGATTTTAGAACTAGATTAGCTGCTGTTACAGATCATACCAATAAAATGGCTGAAAGAATAAATAAGCGGAATAAAGAATTTGAAGATCAGCTAAAAAGAGAAAAACAAGATTCTAGAGATATTTTAAATAAATATCGGGGTAAGGAACAAAAAGAGTGGGATGAACAGATTCGCAAAAGACAAGAAAAAACAAGTCGCGATCTAGATGAATTGTTAAATAATTAATGGAAGGGAAATATAAATGGCACTATATAGATTACAAGAATCATACTCTTATGAATCTTGCGAAACTTTATTAGAATCCTTTGAAGCGTTTGTTTTAATAGAGGCTTCTAGAAAAGGTGAAAAAGTATTAACAAGAGAACTAGACTCTCAACAACAGCAATTTGAAGAATATTCTAAAAAGATTGAATCTCAAGAAGCTGAACTTAAAAAGGTTATGGAAGAAAAACCTAAATCTTGGTTAGAACGTAAATTAGAATCCTTTAAGGGTGCTATTGAACGTTTTGAAGAAAAATATAAACTTACTCAAGATAATAAATCTAAAACTATTATCAAAAAGATCTTATCTGTATTAACTCGTATTGTTAAATGGATTAATGAAAAATTATTAAACTTTACAAAATACGTTGGTGATAAGGTATTTGGAAGACAAGACAAAATCGATGCACATAATGCAAAGGTTAACTCCCTCACTTCTGATATCAAATCTACAAAAAATGAACGAAGAAATTTGGATAAAGCGATTAATAAAACAAAAGACCGCTTAGCAAATACTACAAAAGGCAAATCTAATAATTACAATATGAGTATTGATAATTTTAGAAAACAAGATAATAGCTTAGATAAAGAAAAATTCCATAATACTTTCCAAAAAGCTATGAATAATAAAGGTAAATTGGTTTTTGGTAATTAATTGAAAAGGTAGGTAAATAAAAATGCCATTATTTAAACTTAATGAAGAAAAAGTAAATGAAAGTATTGAAACAGGTGCATATAATATTGCATCTTCTGCAATTTTTGGTCATCATGTACTAAACGCAAAAAGATGGGGTTGGGTAATACAAGCTCCTCTTAATCCATTAGGTGCTCTTATTAACGGCTTTGCTTCTTTGTTTGGTATTAGAGATAAATTAGACCAAGCATATTTCAAACATTACTACAAAATCGATTCTAAAGTTGAATCTCAGCTTAAACCTCTAATTAAAGAAATTGGCGATGTTGCGTTGTTTAGCAGCAAAGAAAAATACCATGTTAAAGGTAAAACTGGCGGGATCCATGGTTCTACTAAATTTGATATGGAAGAAGAAAACGTTGAAGATAGAAATGCTATGAATATGAAGCGTAAAGCCAATGAAATCAATCCTGGCACTGCGACTGCGTATCACATCGTTCGTTTCGGTGATAAATATGCTATTGTATTTTTCGTATTCGATAGTAATAGAATCAAAGAAGCAAAAGTTGCTACAGCTAAGAATGAAAAATCTAGATCTTATAGCTGCGTAACTATTCCTGGTTTTAATAAAATTAAACCTTCTGATTACACTAAATAATTTAGAGTGGTGATAGTTCATGGCACTTTATAAATTAACAGACGATACCGATTATTTGCTCGAATCTATTGATTTCATTCTTGAAAATACTGATGATGCGTTGTTAGATAGTCAGTACAAATTAAAAGATTCATACGAAAGAAGTTTGTTAGATGCAGAAAAAGCTATAAAGAAATATGAAGTCGAATTGAAGAATACAATAAACTCTAAACCAAGATCTTGGTTAGAAAGAAAATTAGTTGGATTTAAAACAAAGCTTCGTAAATTCGAAATTAAATACAAACTTACCAAATCAAATCAATCTAAAGGTATTATAAAGAGAATATTATCTATTTTAACTAGGATTATTAAATTTATCACCGATAAATTGCTTAAATTTACAAGATATGTAACTGATAAATTTGATAAACATAATGGATACCCTAAAGAACTTAAAGAATTTGATAGAGAAACTAGGGCACTTAATATACATCTAAACAGAAAAAGAGTAAAAATGTACAAAAATGAGATAGATCGTTATAAAAAAGTACTAGCCGATAATGATAAAGCAATAGAGCTAAGAAAGAAAGAGCTAGGCCTTGGTAATGCGTAAGCATTCCAGATTTCGATAAAAATTAAACCTTTAGATTATAATAAATAAAAAAAATAAGAGGAATACCGTAATGGTATTCCTCTATCATTATATGATTCATTTGGTTATAAAGGAGTAGATTAATATTGCTATTGCACTAATAGCAAATATTGCAACAATTAATATTTCTTTTACACTATTAATCCTATCCACATATCTAATATTATGCGGGATATTATGAGATTCATCTATATAAGAATTACTATTGTAATCTTTTATCTTAGAACCAACTTCTATAAGATATAAAGTTCTTTCTCCATGATCTAATCCTATAGTATATTGTATATCATAAATAGATATCTCTTCTTTAGGATAACATTCTGGAGGAGAATATAGTTCGCCTCTAGATAAAATATATGTATTCTTTAAAAATACTCTGGCTAATAATTCGGATGCTAATACATTATTAGCAGTGCTATTCCGTATTTTATCCATTATAGAATAAATAGTATCTTTAGTATTACTAGATATCAAACTAGTTTTGCAAGTATCTGCTATAATAACAAAGTTATCATTATCATAACCATCTACAAGTTTTTTATTATTATTTATTTCAACAGTATCAAATCCTGCAAGACCAGTATCTGCCACGGAATCTCTAATGTATTTTATATATTCTACATAATCAGAATTTCTGACTTTCTTAGTTTCTATTTTATATACATTATCCACATCATGATTACTAAGAGGATCTATTCTTATTACTTCAGTAAATCTTGTTGGTTCGTATAGAATTCCAATAGGATCTTCTTTGCTGAAATAATCTTTATCGTATGGAACGCAATATATTCTAGGAATAAAGAGTGGAACATCTTCTTGTTGTATATGAGCATTAATAATCCTAAAAGCATTATCAAATATAAGATTATCTGGTATATGACTAGCTTTAGAATACTCTTCAACAGTCTTTGGAGATGACTCTTCAGTCATATTATAATCACCATTAAAATTTCTGGCTATTCTTCTATATGTTGGAGGATCAACAAAGTACAAAACGTCTATATATTTTGCTTTGTATCCACCAAATCCAGTATTTATTTCTTTAAAGAAAGTTTCAATACTTTCTGCATTTTTTATTTCTAGTTGATCGATGATTTCTTCTTTCTCTAAATCATCAATATCTTCATTAGTAAATAATCCCATTCTTTCATACCTCTATATCAGCTGTTATTTATTATATAGAATATTAGAACAACTGATATTATCATAAACATAGTACCTATGATGCCAGAGAATATAGCAAAATATTTTAAATTAGAATAATCGGAATCTAGTTTTTGCATATTTTCTTCCAATTCATCAGTGATATTTTTAATCTTAAGTAATTCATTATTGGTGAGAGAGTCGGACTGTTTAAAAATATTAACAGCATTATTGGTAGAAGAACTGAATCCGTTTATTACTTTTTCAAATTCATCTAATTTTCTTTCGAAAGAATTCATTTTAAATTCTACTTGATTTATTTTTTCTATAGATTCGATGATCTCTAGTTCATCAATCTCTTCAGGTTGAGAGTTTTTATTTGTAATCATTTTAATACCCCGAATATATAAAAGATAGAGATAGAGTTTGAGAAGTCTCTATCTTTTATACTCATTATAGGAGAACACAATATTCCCGCCAGAATTATATAAGGAATCAATCATCTCTTGAGATTCCATTTTTAAAATTACTATATCAGTATTAGATAGATCTAGTTCATTATTATGAGAGATAATAAGACATTGATCAAATCCTAAATCGATCATGATCTGCTCTATAAGAATAGAGAACTGAATACGATTCATATTATCTAAGTTATCATCAACTTCATCTAGTTTGATAATATTATATTTATTAGAAGAGTTTCTTAATAATACGAAAGATATAAGCATAGAGATCATAGACAATTGGCTATCACTCATTAATGATATATCTTCCCTTACTCTACCTTCACTATCAGCACATGGGATATTAAATTCATTCTCATTAATAATGAAAGGTTGTAAAGTGAATCTTCCTCTAAATAATAGAGTTAGTAAAGCATTAGTCATATTAAGTATACTATTCATAAACACAGACATGTATACTGTTTGAATACCATGGATAGAAGTATACTTCTTGATCATCTGAATCTCATTATACTTAGCTCCATATTCTTGAGAATCTCTTGTATATTGTTCAAATAATACAATACGATACTTATTCTCTTCGATAGCTTTAGTTAATGCTGGAAGATCTGTATTTTGTAAAGCAGATAATTCAGCACCTCTTCTATTTAGCCTATCAGTTAATTCTTTAATAGCAACTGTATCTTTTTCCATAGAATCTATCTTAGAAGTTATAGATTGTAATTCTTCAGAAACTTCTTCAAATTTCTCTTTATTTATCTTTGCATATCGTATACTGTCTAGAACAGATTTAATCTCTAATTTAGAACTTCTGATCTTCTCAATTTCAGCGAGTACGCTTACTTTAGAATCACGGATAGTAGATAAATTCTTTAAATCAGTATCTATTTTTTCTTGTAAAATTCTTATTTCAGCATTTGCAGAAATTAATTTTTCTTTAGCACTTTCATAAGAATGAAGATCATCTTCTAATGCTGAGACAATAGTAGAGATATTTTTAAACTCTTGATATTTATCTACAGATTCGAAATTCAATCTTATCCCATACTCTATATTATGATATAAGGTATTGATAGAATCCAAAGATTCAGTTCCAGGGAATTTCCTAATGATCTTAGACATTGATTGAATATATTCTAATATAGATTTCATTTCATAAAGACACTGAGTCTTCATCATATTCTCTTCTGCTAAATTCTTTGCAGATTCAATAGCATCTAATGTAGAATTTATCTTGGTAGATAAAGAATATAAAGACTGTCTACTTTTAAGAAGATTTTTAGCTTCTACTATATCCTTAATAAAAGGACAATCAGATTTGTGATTACAATCATCTGGTATTTTATTATAATCTTTGGATCTATTGTTCAAGAATTCTACATCACGTTTTTCTGTTCTAAGATCCTCTAATTGCTTTTCTAATCCAGATAGTATTTCAGTATGATCTAAAATAACTTCATTCTTACCAGTTCTTAAAGAATTCATAGATTCTTTTCTTACTGTTTCAGAATAAGTTTGAAAAATAGTCTCTACTGTAGAATTGAATTTTTCTATTACAAGTTTTACTGTTTCGTAATCTTGTTCAGAAATATTCTTATAAGTTTCAAATAAAGAAAAGAATGGTTTATAAGATTCTAATTCCTTCTTAGTAGATTCTATCTTAGAATTAAGATCATCCATATGATCTTTATCATATAAAGAGTCTAATTTAATCTGTAGCTCTGTAATATTATTAGAAAGCTCTGATTCATTATCTAGAATTTCTTTAGCTCTTGAAGAAAGCATTTCTTCATTAGCCTCATATCTAGCCATATCTTTCTCATATTGAATTAGTTTCTCTTCAGAATATTCTTCTATATCCGGAAGCTCTCTTATTTCTTTCTCTAAGATTATCTTCCTCATAGAAAGATCTTTATAATCATTAAGGAAGTTTCCACTAGTATCTAATCTAGCTAACTCTGCTTTTATAGTTGCTATTTCACTAATAAGACCATTTTTCTTATTATCTAATTCTTTAAGGGCTAATGTGTCTTTTTTAATAGCATCTTCTACTATAGCAACATTTCCAATTTGATTTAGTTTAGTTACATAAGAATCTATAATAGATTTAAGTACTGTAGATTTGGTACTAATCATCTTATGAATATTATTAAATACAGCCAGAGATGATATAATAGAATTTACATATCTCTTTCTCTCAGATGGTTTTAAACCACCTAAACCCTTTTTATTTGCTGATAATTGAGATAGTGTAATAAAGTTATCATCTATCCCTAATATATCATATATAACTTCTTTAGCAGTAGTTATATTATTAGACGGATTTAAATTCTCAATACTCCCATCAGGATTTAGTCTGTTAAGATAGCATTTAGTTGGACGGCGAATACCATCTTTTACAACAGACTCATATTTTATATTTAGTATCGTTTGAAAATCTGTTTCATAAGCTATTTCTTTAATAGCTGTTTTGTCAGGTATAAAGTTTATGGAAGAATCAGCCAATGGTGTTAAGGCTTTAAATATGGTAGATTTACCAGTACCATTATCTCCTTTGATTATTAGTACTTTATGAATACATTTAGAAAAATCTATTTCTATATGATTCAATCCCATACCATTGTATATACCTATATAGTTTTCCAACCTAAGGCGTAATAATCTCATATATACACTCCTATTCTAGAAACCCAATTGTTAGTTTTAATAAAAAGACTATAGCTGCAAAGGTAGTAATAAAAATACTTATTATTATACCTTTTAAGAATTTATCACTTTCTTCGGAATAATATACAAACCTGTATAGATATAAACTGATTTTTATTAAAGCATAGCATATTAGCAAAAGACATGTCCAACCTATAACATCGGATGTATATATGGGATTTCCACTAGGACTAGAAGAATTAAGGACATTCGGTGTTAGTAAAAACGTGTCTGCATTCTGACCAGCAACAGACAATATCATCACCTTCTCTTTTAGAATAAAAATAGATTAGAGATAATATATAAGAATCCCATCATAAATAGATAGAAGAAGGTTAATATCATAAATAATATAAATGCCAAAGCTACCATCTTATATAAACTATTTTTTATTCTGGCACCTTTAAATTTATATAGTAATACTATGAATATAGATGCTGTCATAGAAAATACAGCATTATATATTAACACATTAGATGTGATATCATAAAAACTCATAAATATTTTCCTTTCAAACATGGTTAATTAGAAGTCTTAGTCTTCCTAATGAATAAAAAAGATAGAGGCATTAAGCCTCTACCTCTTTGTCTTCTTTGAGCCATTCGTTTTCGAAGTTCTTAACGATAGCTGCAATTTTAACAATATTAGGAACGTTATTATTCCAATTATTAATATTAGTATCAGAAGTAAAGTTCATGATATCTTTAATACTCTTTGCCATGTTTTTAATATGTTGGGCTTCGTTCTTCTTCAAAGCTGGAATCTCTTTTTCCATATTATTTCTATAGAAATAATATTCGCATTCTTTATCTACTGGAATCTCCTCATCTGATTTAAGCTTAGATGCCCATTCTTTATCTTCGCAATCTTCATATGATACATACTCAGTCATAAATGGTATATAAGTACATTCCATAGTAAATAATAGTGGTAAAAGAATATCATCTAAATCAATAGCTCCATTATAAATATATTCTATATATTTAAACAATGCAGCACATTTAATGAGATGATCCATATGGATCTGATTCTTATTATCTCTATAGAAATCCTCCATTATTGCAAACATAGGAGTTACATTTCTCCAGAACTCGCTAAGCTGTTTGATATAAGTAAGTTCTTTAAATTTAACTCTTAAAGGTTTTCCATCTTTATCAAAAGCTATAGCTAGATGCTTGATAAGTCTATTGAATTCATCTTCTAATACGATAACTGTATTATCTGCTGGAGAATAATCTGAGAAAGATATAAATGGATTGTATACTAAATGCTCTCTTTCAAACTCTATTCCAGATACGAAGTAGTATCTTGTAGCTTCTACATTAAGCTGATTGAATTCATCTTTAGAGTTCTTGAAATTAAACTCATTGTAATCTAATTTATCTTGTCTCATAAGACATTCTTCTCTATTAATAATCTTATTACCAAATTTTGATTCTATGATAGTAAGAATAGATTCTCTAATAGCAGAATGCTTTTGAATATTATTAATAGAATTTATACGGTTCAATTCTGTTACAAATATATTTGCAAAAGAAAATGGATCTGTTGATTTAATAGATTGATGCATAATTATATCTCCTTTTGAGCTTTACCTAAGAATATACCGTAATTTGGAAGGGCTACATAGAATGATTCAATATCTATATCTTTTCTTTCGATATCTTCATAAGAATCAATAATTATTCCATGTTTATTTTTATCACTAATCATATCGTAAGTTTCATTAGTGAAAGTCAGCCCAAATTTTAATAAAGAATATTCATCTGGTAAGAAGTATAGTAACCATAATGGGATTAGTAAGAATCTATCGCCATTCTCACTTCTTCCAAATCTAAATCCTTTATCTTCTAAAAATACGAATTGAGAAATAGATTCTTTCATAATAACAGTTCCTTTTTCAGGGTCTGAAAATGATTCATTAAATCTACTATTCAATCCTACAATATATTTAAAAAGATTATCTGTAAATTCTCCCATTTCGGAAATTACATTTTTTAATTCTGGATCTACATATTCTTTATCAGTTACAGAACGTATAATCGCAGAAATCATACAGCCTATTGCATGTGTCTGCATAGCATTTACTGACTCTATTAAAGTCGTTCCATCAATTATTTTTTTCATAATAAATCTCCTTTAATTTAAACAAAAGAATGTGAGTAGATCGCTATGATCTACTCACTATTATAGTATATAACTGTACGGCTATTTGTTCTTTCTGATTCTTACAGCAATTCGATTTGCAATCATTGCTCTATGTCTTCCTTTGATTTCTCTGGATGCTTTCCATCCAATAAAGCAATTTAATTGAAGATGTTTGGTAATAGGTCTATCTGATTTCCATACAAATGGTTTATCAAATAACCATCTCCATCCATTTTCATGACCACTATATTCTTTATATTTAGTAGAGTCATTATAAATCATCTTTCTATTATCTACCCAGGTACCTAATAAATAGAATGCGAATCCATATCCACAATTTCTATTTAACCAACCTACACGGCAGAAATATCTTTTGATACGATCTTTAAGTGGTAATGGTTTAAGATTCTTCACATAATATCTTCTTCTACCATATTTATCTTCTCCACCCTTATATTCTTTATTATACTTATCAAAGTCATATCTAAAGATTTTAGGAATTTGATTTAGGACGAAATATTTATTATCAACACTATCATCCCAAGTTTGCCATAGATGCCATAGACCTTTTAGTTCACCATCTTCATCTGCAAATAAGACTACAATCCAATTTGTAAGATAACACAAGATCATGCTAAGGAGTTGTAATGGCAAGAAGATTAAAAATTTTACCATAATAATCCTTTCATAAAAATAACACTAATCCTCGTCAATATATCCGAGTATCTTAATGTCATCTTTACCCTTAGCCATTCTCTCTTCTTCTTCTGTAATCTTATAGTAATTAGATGGATATATCCCATCCATAGTTCTCTTTCTTACAGATCGATATCCACAAGGGCAAGCATACTGTATATCCTCTTGAGATTTAAGAAGCTTATTAGGATAAGTACCTATCTCAGTTAGCCCATATAAGCGGTATTCTGATTGAAGCATTACTAAATTTCTACCACATCTAGGGCATATTCCAAACTCATTAGTTGTTACTACTTCTTTCATATTATCATTTCTCCAATTCTATTTATTGTATAATCTGCATTATACGTTTGTCACCTTTAGCAACTAAAATTGAATCAGAGAACTTAGAATCTTTCATAGATTTCAATTCACAAGTAAATGGTTTAGCAACTCCATTTACTACGATCTTTTTCAATCTAAGATCAGAGACATTTCTTACATTATGAATTTTCATCTGTTGTTCTAATTGAGCTCTAGAATAAACCCAATATCGCATGTAATAACTTTCATCAGCCATTATAATTAGTCCTCCCTTCAGTTACAATAATATTTAAATAATTTGCCAAATCTTCTAAAGATGTAAATGCTGGAATACGATTATCTTTAAGCATTTTTAAAACGGCATCTACTGATTTTATTTGTGGAATAGTAAATTCATGTCTACCATTTCCATCCTCATATAAGAAGCATACGATTGTCTTAAGAGGACGTTTATTCATATCATCAATCATTTCAGCAATAGAATAAAAACCAGTCATCATAGGAGTGATACAATATAAAACAAAATCATCATTGTTTCTATGATATATCTCTTCTTGTTGAGCTTCTTCATTCCAGTCATCTACAACTGGATTGAATGGTTCGAATTTACTGCTTAGCATAGGGATAAGTTTATCTCTCCAATTAGACCCATTGCATGTTCCACCTAAGAAAATAGTAATTTTATCTATAATTACATTTTCAGTTTCTTCAATAGGAAATCTATTTGGAGCTGGAATTGGTCTAGCAGAAACTGGACTAATTGAAGGTATGTCAGATTTTGTAAGAAGCATTTTCTTATCCTCCTTATTTTAGTGCTTACTCATAGTGTCATTTTTATTAGTAAAAAAATATCGAGGATAACGACTAGCGCTATCCTCGAAATATATTATTTATGGAAATCCTTAAGTTGTAATTCTGGAACGGAATAATCTGGTTCTTGGAAAATTTTCTTGTTGAATTCTACAACTTCTTTTAATGGATTTTCCTTTTTGAATTCTTTATATTGTTTTTCCAATCCCTTTCTCCAAGTATTAGGTTCTTTGGATTTAGGATCTTCTCTAAAATATCCATTAGGTTGCATATGAATCAATGGTACAATCATCGAAGTAGCACCAGGATCTGTAGGAGATGATGCAGACATGTCTACTATACCAATATTGGAAGTATGGCAATATCTATATACATCTGGAATTGCATTATTACCAGACTCACCAATACCTTGAGGTCCTTTATAAGTATATTTCAAAGCAAGATATGAGTCATTATCTGTTGTAATATCTCTAAAGTTAACAAGGTTACAATTTGTAATCTCATTAATCAAGAACATAGGATCTGTATTAAGACGTTTCTTAACAGATTTGATATCTACTTTTTCACCCATATCAGATAAAGCATAGATTGCTTTAGATAATCTTGGAGCATATAAAGATGCAATATATTCTTCACATCTCAATCTCTTAATAGAAATATCTAGATTATCTTTTGCCAATAGGGAATTGTATTCATACATTACCCATCTTAAAATAGCAAAGATAGTATTCTTATCTTCTTCTGGAAGTCTAATCTTTTCTACAGTAGTTCTATCATAGATTAATTTAAGAGAAGTCAATACTGAGATACCTTTGTTTCTAGGTGTGCTCAAATTGAACTTTCTTCCTAAAGAATCTAACCAGAATTCTCTAGAAAAGATAAATGGAATAGTTGCAAACTTTCTTGGGAATTCATTGCATAATTCTACCATTACATGTTGCAGTGCTGGATTGGTATGTAAAATAGATTTAGGACAACTTACAAAGATTTGACTAGTCTTCTTAGGTAAGAATGTATACCAATTAGGATCATCTGGATCAGTATCTGTAATTCTAACAAATTGATCTAATCCTAAGAATTGTAGTCCTCTAATCAATCCCATTTCTGCAAAGATATATTTTACCATAGGAACAGATTTCTTAAAGATATCTGCATCATATGTTACAGCATATACTTTATTCTCTCTTACATCACTCAATTCATTCATGTGTCTATATACACGAATTGGTTGGAATGCTGATTTAACTGTAACCATGTCATATTTATGGTTAGATGTTCTATTGTTATAAGTGAATGCATCAACGATTTGATACATTGCAGATCTTACATTGCCATTGATCTTAAAGTAGAACTTTTCTATTACTTTAGGAACTGCAATGATAATATCAAACATTTCTCTACCATCAGCTGCTTCGATGTAATAAGTTACGATTAATAGTCTTAAGTCAGACTCTTTTAAATCTATAAAATCATAACGATTGTCTGTAGAAGCTTTCATCTTAGAAGATTTACTAATGGCATTTGCTTGATATTGTTGTAAGATATCAATAATTTGTTTATAATCATCTACAACAGTGAAGTTATGAACCTTAATGGTGAAATACCCATTAACCCCCATCTCACGTTCAGTAGACTTGATTATATTTTGTAAGTAGTAGATGATTAAATCATCTGATCTACCAAACAATTCTGTATTGAATTTTTCTCTATATTTATTTGCATAATTATAGATAAATTCTCTTTGATTCATCTTCTCCTCCTGTTAATCAATGGTATCATTTATACAGGTTGTGAGTTTTTCTCCAATAGGATTAGGAGCATTCTTCTTATCTTCAAATGTAACAGAAGCTCTAATATCAAAGATATCGCAGAATCTTTTTAACTTGAAGAAAGTAATACTATGACCAGCTAAACCACGAAGGTCATTAGAATAGTCAGAACCAAATCTAGGTTTGTAGTTTTCGATGTCTATAGACTTCTTAGCAATAGCTTGTTTAAACAAAGCCATTTCTGGAGTATCTTCTTCTTTAACAATAGGAGTATAGATATTGTTTGCAGAGATTAGAATAGTACGTTCTTGTTGTTCTAATTTAGCTTGCTTTTCTATAGCATCTCTAAGATTTTCTACATTCTCAAAATCGATGATATTCTTAGCATCATATTCTTCATGATTAACATCTTCTGGATTAGAATATACTAATACAGGGCCAGCATCATAAACATTAACCATATCTCTAGTAAATTTAGTATTTACAGGATATACTGTATTCCCAGATACAACAGCTGTATCTTCGGCAAGATCTTTAGAGATTTGTGGATTCAAAATAGATCTTCTTATAAAATCATCCTGATCCATTACGTCTAAGATTCTTTTACCTATCTTCATTTTTTTCATAGTACTAACATCCCATCTGAAAAAATTATATTAAAAACTTAATAGACAGATATAGGTTGAGAGGATAATTCCTCTCAACCATCTTCTGCAGATTTATTAATGTTCGTTCTTAATATATTGAACTAAAGATTCTGGGATATCGATTCTATGACCTTTGTTAGAAGTAAAGGTATGAATAGTATCTTCTTCTTCTGGTAGTGTTGATTGAGTTATTCTATTAGCTACAATTAGAGGTATCATATCTTTACTAGAAATTCTTCTATCCTCTTCTCTACCTGGAGTTTGAGCAAGCAACTTGAATAGTTTTAAAGCTGCTTCTCTTTTAGCTTCTCTAACATCTTCGTCGACAGGTTCTTCAACTCTAGATACATATACAGGAGTTACTCTATCACTGTCTTTATGTTTGAATAGGTAGGAAGTAAGAGTTCTAATAGGTCCTTGAGTCTCTTCTTGTTGATCATCTTCATAATGATTACAAGTACAAACCTCTGGCTCAATATGCTCAATATCTTCTAATTCAGCTTCAGAAATTACAACAGGAGTAGGTTGTACGAATTGAGGAATTTGATTCAACTCAGCTTCATAACCACCATCATCAACAGATGCTACAGCTGCTTTATCAACGATTTCTCTAGCAACAGCTTTGATTAACATTTGTTTTTCTTGTTCTGTTTCTAAATGAAGAACTGTATGAGTTACTTTCATAATAAATCTCCTTCTTTTCTTCTTCTCAAATATTATTTATTTGAATTAAGCACGTTCAGGAAGTTCTTGGTTAGAAGCAACACCAGAGTCATCTTTTACATGTTGTTTCAAGTGTTCAGATGGTTCAATACCGATGTATACGTTATTACCAGCAATTTCACCAGTCATAGTGAATAAGTTAGTGAATTCCAATACAGGATCGATGGATACGTTGGAACGCATATAATCAAAGATTACATCTAAGATTGTACAGAACAATTCTTGAGCAGAGCCTTCACAGATATTACCATTATCATCTTTAGGCATGAATTTGAATACCAAACCATATTCATCATGACCATGATCAGCGATTACTGCATAAGCTGCTTGGGATTCTGGGAATGTGTATACTTTCCATTTAGCATCGATGTCTTCTTCATTGAAAGTATAGTTCAAAGTCCAGGAACCTTCATCAGCACCTTCTTCTTCTTGTTTATGGAATTGAACGTATGCTGCGAAATGGAATTTGTCATTAGCATCTTTGAATACTAAAGCTACTGGAGTGTCTTTAGATTTGTTTTTACCTAAGAAGATAGCAGCACCTTCAAATAGTGTTTTGATACAAGCTTCGGATACAAAGTCGTTCCAGCCATAATCACGGGAAGTGAAAGTTTTCATAATTTGCATTGGGATGCTGGATTCAAGATAGTTCTTCATTTAAGAGTCCTCCTAAAAATTATAATAAAAGATCTTTTATATAATCAACCCCGTCGGGATGATATCAGAATTATAGTGTATAACCAATTTAAAGGTTACGAATTAGTCATACACTATATCAATTTTAATTACTTTCCATAATTAACCTTAAGAAACTGATCTGCTTCATCAGGTGTCATAATAAATGGATAATAATTTTTAAAGCTTTGAAGATTTGTATAATTAATACCGCCTTCAATAGTAAGACCAGAAGATTTCTTATAGTTCTTTTCTTTAGCTTTAAATGCTTTTGTTACATTACCAGATTCAAATCCAATATACGGTACTACTAATATAGCAGTATTACCAGTAACACCAGCATCCTCTCTAGCATCAAAGCCAGCTTCATTAAATCTATTAGCCAAACCATGATCTCTTAATCCAGAGAATCTTACTTGTGCTTTATTATCTTCTTCACCAACAACAGTACGTTCGATATTGAAGTTATTGAAAATGAACTCTATATCTGGTCTAAACAATTCTATTTCATTCCTAATAGTTTCTACTGTTTTAGTACCAATACCTTTAGCAGCGGATATATTATTTAAAACTTTATCAGTATTTAATAATAACTCTTCTAAAGTTACATTCTTCAATATGATCTTCCAAGTTTCAGATGCTATAGAAGTAAACCCAATAGATCCTAAGATTCTATAATCTGGGAACTTGGTTGTTCTCATATCTTCTAATCGTTGTAAGAACTTAACACCATTAGCCTCTCCAAGTTTATCTATAACTACTTCTTTAGGAAGTTGATATAGTTCTCTTAACCATTTAACTCCTAAAGCTCTAATAGATTCACTAGAGAAGTCTTTTATATTGAGTTTCTTAAATAGATTGGTTAATCTTCCTATAACTTTTTCTGGACAGAAGAAGTTAGGACAGATAGCACTATTTCCAGAATCTGTAATTATAAGATCAGATCCACAACAAGGACACTTTGTAGGGAATTCTTCTAATGGATTAGGATTTGTGTCATTTGCTCTATCATCTGCTTTTGTAATATATACAATTACATCATTTACAAGAGTAAGATTTACTTTATCCCCACATCTTAATCCAAGATCTAAGAATCTCTTTAAAGAATGAGCTGTAGTCTTATCATGAATAGCACCGAAGAATTCTACTGGTCTAAAGTGAGCCATTGGAACTACTCTACCATCTTGACCTACAGAATAGGTATAGTGAGTAAATGTAGATACTCTTCTTAATGGATTAAATTTGATAGCTATTGCATATCTAGGAACTGCTCCTCTTTTTCCTAATCTTTGGCGAATAGATTCATCTGCATATTCTATAACTACGCCATCATATTGGAAACCCATGTAGTCTCTTAATTCATTGGCATTCTTTACAAATTGACTAACCATGAATAATACTTGAGTATAATCTCCTTCTATTACTTCATGACGCATAGAGATATTCTTAGTATAGTATTTGTTTAAGAAATCCAATTCAGCCAATCTATCTATATTCAAAGAAGATTCTAATGGGATAGGAGTTAGATAGTCTCTATACATTCTAGCATCTAATCCACCTAATAAACCTATTACACCATTTCTTGGATTGGCATAGGTCTTACCAAAGTCTTGAGCAATTCGTTTTAGATTATTCTCTGTAACAATATATTCAAATTTAATACCGAATACTTCAGATTCATCTACAATACCTTTAGCTCTAGGAAATTCCATTCCTCCTAAAATTGGAGTTAGATCCGATGCTTCATTATTAGAAGTATCTCCTCTAGTGCATGCAAATGTTATCTTATGACCAGCAACCTCTTCTTCTACAGATACACCATCATATTTAAGAGATGCTATGAGTTTGATATGTCCTGGATTTATAATACCTTGTTCTACATGAGCTCCTAGGAAATCTCTTTCAAATATTTGAACGGTTCTATCATCGAGAACTCCATCAGTTAATGCATCAGCTTTAAGAGTATATTTACATTTATCAAGAGTACCACACATATTGTAGTTACTAGAAACATTTCTAGACTTCTTTTTAACCAAAGTATTATCATGATAAACTATAAAGTCCTCTTCTATTGGAAGAGTATAGTTTCTAGTAAGAGGATGGAAATACATCATCTTATCTTTGTTTGGTATAACCCTTACTACTTCTTTAGGGCCTTTGTCTCCAGTTTCTAAAAGATCATAATTCTGTTTAGCAACTGGTTCTACATTAAATACTATAGGAGGAGCTCCTACAGGATATTGAAGTCCTTGTACTTTACAAAGTACTATTAATGCATCATAGATAGGATCATCTAATGGTAATGTGATATTAGCTCCATTATTATATAAAGCATTAGATATTTGAATGATAAGCATGATGTCATCATAATCCGATTGCTCTATCTTTTGTTTATTTATACATTCCATAGATTTATCTATCATGATTTGTCTTATATTATCTGGAACAATAGGATTTCCAGTAAGTATTTGATTATAAATATTTACTAAATCTGCATTCATATACATTCCTCCTTTCTTTCAAAATAAAATGTAGTAGAGAACTTAATCTCTACTACATTATTATTGTATATTGTTATTTAGTCTTTTAAACCAAGTCTTCTAAGCTTTTCATCATATTCTCTATTACGAACATTTTCCTCATAGAGACCAGGAATGATTCTAATGACTTCTTTAGTTTCTCTTGATTCAGGTTTTTGTTTATTAAGAACTCTCTTTCTATAATCTTCAGCAGATTTATATTTAGTTCTAGTATCCTCATCAAGAACATCAACTACAAACTTAGGTTTTCTTGGTAAGATATCAACTACATTCCTCAACATAGGATGACGAATGTGTTTGAATAATTTGATAAATCTAAATCTACCACCAAGCTCTTTAAGATAAGCATGTAGAATTTGAGCAGATTGAGATTCTGCATCTTCATCTAACTCAATATCAAAGTCAAATGGATTTCCTGTAAGAAGTTTCTTATGAGAACGTCTTGCTTTAGGACTTGAAGAATTAAGCATAAATTCTTGATAGAACTTCTCTACGCCAAGATGTGCTGTAATAGTAGAAGATTCCATTTCACCAAAGATTCTTACTGGAGTAGAAGCAAACTTAGCATTATGGACTTTACTCATTCTAGATTTAGAGTTTTCATTTCTAATATTAGTAGAAGCCAAAGATACTACAGAGAACTTCTCTTCTGCTAATTGTTTTAATCTAGAAATATATTTAAACCCGATAACAAGTTTTCTTCTAGTAAGAACCATTCTGTATTTACCATTAGAATCTTTTACTGGAGCGCATACGTTGCAATGCTTATTAATGAATGGGAATGCATTATAGATTTGAGTTAAAAGATCAATACTCATTCCTGTAGAAATAGGTTTTAGAGATAACAAGATCTTTCCTTCATGAAGCATTTGTTGAATAAAGAGATTTCTCTTATATTCATTATCTTCGAAATCCATATCATTCTTATCATAACTGAATTGGAATTGTTCGGCTAAAAAATATGCTTGCTCTGGATTGAGCAATTCTATATATCGGTAGATTAATGCAAATGCTTGATCATAATTCATAGCATTCGCATCCATCTGAGCACCGATATATTCTAATAATTGCCAACCAATATAAGTTACAGAAGTTTCAAATAATTGACCATCATTCAAGCGGTTGATACAAGTATTCATAGAGTATAATACATCTACTGGTACCCATTTACCATTTCTTAAATAATGTGGCATCATAGAGTCAGGCATTACTTTAGAAATAACACCTTTACCACCATACCTGTCTGTAATCTTATCACCACTGTGAAGAGGTTTATTTTGTTGAATATAAACAACCATAGTGATATTGTTGAAAACCTTTTCACTGATGTATTGTTTTCCATGTACGACTGCATCACAATTGTACAACATCTTTTGAAGGTCGTAAGATATATTAATATCTTTTCTTTCTCCAGTAGTTTGATCATAGATCAAAGGATTTACGGCAGCAACAAACTCTTTAGAGAATCTTATTGTCTCATCATAATATCTTTTGATTTGATTATTATAAAGAGAGTTTTCTAGTTTCTCAGGATTGTTACAGTAAACATCGATGTCGATAACTTTACCTTCTACAATGTATTCTTTATCATTCATCATAGTAGTTTTCAATCTTTCCCAAGATTGAGTAAATAAAGCTTCTTCATCTTTGAGTTCTCTACGAACAGCACAAAGAATATTATTCTTTACATCTTCATCGATGTCTGGGAATGTTTTGTATTCTTTGTCTCTACCATAGAGATTTAGAAGAATATCATTATCATTGATCTTAACTTCTACTTTATCTATTAACGGCGTGATAAATCGTTTAGATGCAGATTCACTAATAACGATAGGATCTTCTTTAACGTATTCACAAGCCACATACATTGTAGACAAGTTTACACCTTCAGCACGATTATTGTATTCATCATACGAAATTGTTTTCTTCATCACATCGCCTTTGTGAATTGTTTTGCCAGGAGTGAGGCTGTCTAAATAATCGTTGTTGTAGATGTAACCATAGAATTCTGTAATGTGTTTGTAATCAATACGTTCAATACAAGTTAATTCGTTTAGAGCTTTGTTGTATAGAATTAACCAATAGCGTCTATTAGGATCATTGCTAAATTTAGATATCTTGGCAATAACCTTATAGTTATGCTCAGCCCTAATAAAATTAGAGCTGAGTTCACCAAATTGGTTTTCATATCCAGTAGATACAATAGGTACTTCTGGTTCTAACAACTGAGCAATTTGCTCCATTTGAATACCTTGCATGATTTTTCTTGAACCAGAGTTTGTATTGTTGAAAGGTTGTTTAAGACCTTTACAAAGAGTATACTCGTGGTTCGGCAATCGCTTTTCAATTGCTTCAATGTCTTTTGCAAGACTCAAGGTTGTGTTAGTTGTTTTCATATGAAAATCCCCTAAGTTTCTTTAATTTTAGATTAATACCAAGCGAGTGTTGTAGTTATCATATAAGAGACCAATCATAATCTTAATATCTTCCTTAGAGATAGATTCGATATAATCAAATAGGTAAGAATAGTTTGCCATGATATGAAGGAGAGTAGCTTCACTATCAGGATAGATATTAGAAATAATTGTTTTCGTCCCCCGTAAACCGTTCGAGATTGATTGGAAAGTTGTATTGTCTTTAGACCCTGAGACAATCAAAAGTTTCAGCTTATCATCCACTGAATCGTCGTCTGAATAATCTGAGCATTCATCTTCTAATGGAATGCATAAACATGTGGCTGTTTTGTAGTTATTCATTTTTTCCAATTCAGAACTAGTTAATTTGTCTTTTAAACCGTTCTCACATTTTTCCCTTAATTCCTCGATGGTTATGAACTCGCATTCAATACTAACATTCTTCATTTTTCTTCCACTCCTATAATTAAAGAAAACAATTATGAGGCTAGAGAGAGAATAGCCTCATAATTATAGTATATAGCCGATATATTGTTTAGACTTCGTAGAGAGCATCCGAAGATAACAATTCATCAGTGTGTGATTCTTCTGCTAATTGAATAGGTTGTGGAATCTTTTTCAATCGATCAAGAACTACCCCTAAGAAAGCTCCTCTGAATTCAGGATCTGATAAGACTTTTTCTCTAAAAGTACCATAAGAGAATTTATGAACCTTATCTATATCAAATGATAATGATGCCCCACCACCATAGATGAGTTTGTTTGCTTTTAAATCTTCCAATAAAGACAACCATGGGTCAAACCCATTAGCAAAATCATATACCAATCTAGCTCCAAGTTTCTTACCAGAAGAACGAGATTTAACCAAAGAGATTTCTACGATAGAACCCTCTACTTTATATCCTTCGTCAGCTTTTAGTTTAGTTTTAGAATCTAAACGAATGATATTATTAGCTACATATGTAGCAGATCTACCTCTTGGTAAGCGTTCACCTTGTTTCAAATAAGGAACAGGATTTGCTTTAGGGAACATTGTCATTTGAACTTCTTCTAAGATATGATTAATACCAAATAGAATGATATTAGCTTCTTTGAGAAGTGGAATGATTTGTCTAAAGATACGGGTTAGAATTTGAGCTGTAGCAGCACCAGAGGATTTGCCAGCTAATTCATCATCATCTGCATATTCTTTAGGCATTAGCATTGGGATAGAGTCTAGGATATAGATGGTAGGCTCTAATTTCATAATAGGGTTGCCATACACATCATTTCTCTTAGTATCATATAAAAATTTCTCAGGATTTCCAACTTTTAGGTCATGAATCATTTTAATACGTTCATAAAAGTTTTCAGCTGTAACCCCTGTATTACGAACAATATATCTTTTATTATATTCTTCCAAAGAGAATCCAGACAAAGATCTACGACGAGCAGTAGTCATACCGCCTTCGATATTATCTTCAAAGATAGTTGTAGTTTTAAATTGCCTAGCAATATTTGCTGCAATTTGTGTTACAAGTGTAGATTTACCACAACCTGTATTACCAATTAATACATTATAAGAACCATCTGTGATGCCCAATACGAAGTATTGTTTCATTTCACCATCAGATGTTTTTTGATCATTAATGAAGCCATTGAGATAATCAAAGTTTAAAAATCCAGTAGGATATCCTGTATCTTCTTTGGCTTCTTGGCTCATACTGTAATCCATCTTAGATACTTTGTCTCTAAACATTTGCTCTAAGATGCTGTTTGTTTCAGCCATTTCGTTTCCTCCTTACATTTCTTGCTTAATTTCCTCTATAAATTCACAATATTTGCGAATATAATATTGTGTCTCAAACTCTATAAGTTTCTACAAAAGAAAATAGCAAGGGTAATTAAACCCTTGCTATTAGAAATTAAAGTATATTTCTTTTTTAGTTAAGTTGTTTAAGACAGATATAATCTTAGGATACATTGTTTTATCAATATCCTTTAAGCTAAATCTTAGATCTGTATGATCTAATGATTCGATACTAATCATATTATATGCTCTTAGCATCATTTCTTCTATAATAGGTTCTGGTTGAGATTCTATAATAGTAAGAATTGCTCTATTTATACAATTAGAGATATAGATTACTTCTGGAGTAATCCAATCATCGTCTGATTGATAAACATAATTATCTTTAAGAATATTCAAGAATAACTCTGTTAAGTCTCTTATATTAGTATAAATAGTGCTGAATAATTTAATGATCTTATCTACAGAAATATTATTAGAAGGATCTAATCCTATACAGATAATAGCTGAATTTAATCTAATAATATTCTCATCTTGTCTGAAAGAAGATTTTCTAGCTACTGCAATATATGAAGATGATACTTGATTAAATTCACAGTTGTTGATAATCTTATGAGTCATATTATTATTTACAACAGTACTTAAAAAAGTATATAGCTTAGCAATATATTGGTTTACTGGAAACATGTTGTAGATCATATTATTACAATAGATACGATCCTCATAACTAAGAGTTTCTTCCATACATACTTGGATTAGATAAGTTAAAAATCTACTATTAGATTTGAGAAAATTTAACTCCTCAGATCTGTCAATATAAGATAAAAAAGATTTATACTCTTGTTTCACCAGTCTATATGCGAACTCGTCTGGTAACCGATCAAGGTTACTCAGACGTTTCGCTAATATAGTTGGACCAGAATCTACTAGAGTATTACTAATTGCATAGAAGTTATCTTCATCTATCATTCTAGTCCTCCAAATAGATATTATAATTCGTCAGAAACTTCTTTGTCTTTCCCAGCAGGTTCGGCTTTCTTACCCATTTTGCTGAAGAAGTTAGATCTAGAAGCTGCTAGTTTTCTAGTATCAGTTTCTGTAAAACGTTTAACCTTAGAATTCATATCTAAAGTATTAGCAGCAGAAGTGTCGAAACTGTGTTTGAAGAATCTGTCTTGATTCATATCAATAGATTCCATTTGTTTCTTATACTTATTATAAGTATTCTTAATATCATCATAAGGAATCTTCATACCAGATACAATGATATCTACATATTCTTCATCATGATAGTTTTGAATATGTAAGAATAATTCATATGGTGTACCATATTTCTTTTTAAGAACATCAAAGGTTTGATCAATGAAACCTTGAGTCTTTTCACCACAGTTAATAATGATACCAATACGTTTAGCAGAGCGTTCATTATCTAAGCTATGAGTATCTAGTACCATATTTTCCAATGCTTTATTAAAGTCTTCTACACTGCGAATCTTATTCAATACAGTGTGTTCAATAGTCATAAAGCCTGGAGTAGTATCGATCTTATAAAGGTCTGTATCATCAATATTATTTTCAGATGCAATAATATTTTGACCTAATAAAGTAGAGATACGTTTAGAGAATTCTCTATTTGCTAACTCTTCTGCTTTCTTACGATTACCCTCAGCTTCTTCTAAGAAAGATTTATTAGAAATAGCTTGAACAATGTAATCTTCAGAAAGATCATGGAACCAATCTACAGTATTTTTAAGACCACGAACGTCATCTTCAAAACCTGTAAATACGAATAATTGTACGTTAGCACCAACTACTTCTTTCATATATCTTGCAATAACAGAAGAAGCACCGCAGCCAGTACCACCTTCGGAAGAAGATACAATGATAACCATACGATCATCTGGATCCATTAATGCATCAAGATTAACTGTATGATCTGCTAATGCATCCATAATCATATCTTTTGCAAGGTCGCGTTCTTTACCACAACCTTTAGTATCACCAAATTCAATAGCGAATTCTTTATACTTTTCTGGAACATCTGCAAGAGTACTATTCAAAAGTAAACAAGAATTATCTTGAATGATACCATCTTCTAATAAACGAATTACTGCTTTATTACCAGCAGCACCTACACCAATAAATTTAGCATTTAACATTGGCTAACCTCCATAACTAAATTAGGATTAAAGGTATGAAATTGAATTATTAGCGACACTAGTAATTTTAGCAATCCAATTAGGATCTGTAGCATACCCGCCGCTTTTCATTCTATTTAATGTAGTGTACCCTTTGTCATAATAGTTAGATTTGATCCACTTCGCTCCATTTATGATACCATCTTCCATATTAGATCCCATAGAATGAGCTTGATTTGGATCTGCATCAACAGCATTTATACCGAAATAGTTATGACGGTCATTGGCAAGGATACTATTACCAAAACCAGATTCGATAGCTGCATGAGCAAAAATATAAATCGGGTTCAACCCAGACTCTTTAGATGCTTTTATGAAAATATCTCCATGCCCTTGAAATTTTGTCCCGCCTGAAACGTGGGAGGCATAATTATCGATGATTTTATTCATATCATCTGTTGTAATAATCTTATTAGCCGCTAGGTCCGTATCTCCGTTAAGACCACTAGACTTTAAATTTGAAATAGATACTTGTCTTAAATATTGCATCTTATCTAATTTATCTTGCTGTTTCTTATTAGACTCTTTTTGTTCTGTCTTCATATCATTTAGAGTATTTAATATAGCATTTGTTGTTTCTGAGTTCTTATCTACATTTAAAGATACTTCTCCTACTTGAGTTTCTAAATAACGAATCTTAGCAACACAATAAATGTTAGCTATAATAGAAATTGCAAAGCATAGCAAGAATCCCAATACTATTGCTGCTGCTTTTTTATCTTTCTTCTTTTTTCTTATCTTAGTATTTTGTGGTCTCATTTCTTTATATTCCATTACAAATTCAACCATCCTTTCTTAGTCAAAACAATCACTCATAGCAATGAATGCTATGAGTGAATATTATAGTCATTGCTTAAAAATAATAATATTTTATTGTTTGTCTTTTTGTTGTTCTTTAACTTTATCAGCATCTTCTTTGGATAATTCAGTTGCCCCACAACCGAAATCACCTTGCTCTGTTAAAGAATAAACTTTTTCTTCGTTTTCTTTACACATTTTGATTCCTCCTTTTAAATCTAACCTAGAATGAGATTGATTATTCTATTGTATCCTATTTAGTTATAATCTAATCTCATTATTATAGTATATATTTATACTGAAAATTAACCTTCCCTCTTAAGGCCAGATTGTTCTGTATTACGTTTCTTAAGTGTCCTAGGTAAGTAGTCTTCAGTATTAACTAAGTTAGAATTAATATGAGCACCTAATAAGTAGGAAGAGATAAGATTTCTTGCAAGAGAGTCATCATTCTCTACAGGAACATCTTTCTGGCTAACCATACCTGTTGTATTGATTTGATTATAGAACTTAGATTTAGCATTCATAGCATCAGCACGATATGTTGCAAGTTCTTTCATTGTATCTGGTAAATCTAAAGTTACCATAGATTCAAATTCTCTATCTGTAGAGTTACCGTTCTTATCTGTATCAATAAGCAAGCCAGTTCTATAATCACGTTTAGAGATATTAACTGAATAGCCAGTTTTCTTTTGAACCATTTGTTTCAATCTCTTCAAAGTCATGTATAGAACTAATACATTTTGAGATTTAACTGGAACTCCATCCTTATTTCTATATAAGAAAGGCATACTAACCTTTTCTTCAACTGGTACGTTAATATAATGCAAAGCATCCATGATTTGATCAATCTTTGGATCGTTTTCAAATACCTTGGATTGGAATTTTAAAGGAAAGTCTTGATCAAAGAAATCATAGAATTGTTTATCATTCATCTTAGCAAACTTAGCTTTATAATATTCCGTATTAGCACCAGTCTTATCGATCATATCAAATACTTTGTAGATTCTTTCTTCTACTTTCTTTCTAGCTTCTTTGATATTTGCCATAGACTATTTCTTCTTTCTTCTTCTCATAAGAACTTCAAGACGTTGATTGATCAAATCTGTACTACCATATTTACCAACTACTTCATCAGTATCTTTTTCACCAGCATGATACTTAGTAAGGTTTCTATTATAATATTTAAGCATCTTATCTGCTACAGTATCATCTTCAGTAGGTGTATCAAATTTGTCTAGTTGCTGTTTACAAATTTCCAATTGTTCTTCTAATTCTTTACGAATCTTAGGATCTAGGTCTTTTGCATTCTTCAATTCGTGCTCAATTTGTTCGATTTGATAGATAACACGTTTACGGTTAGAAGGATGAGGATCATAGATATTTGCTCTCATAGAAAGATCATCCATAATCTTACCAATACCAACTAAGATATTTACAATAGGAACTTGTTTTAAAGTCTTAGTGATCTTATATTCTTGAGGTCCAAGTTTAGTAAATGCAGATGATAATTCAGAAGAGTATCCATACATTGCAGCAAATTGATCTGCAAACTTTTCATCTACTTTACCATACTTAGTGTTTCTATCTAAAATAGCTTTGGAGAATGTATGACCAATTTCATGAAGAATAAAAGACATAAGTTCTGGAATAGTAATATAGCTAGTAAAGATAGCACCAAGGTTTAAACAAACTAAAAGATTTACTGGGAATCTTTTCTTATCAAATTTAGCTCCACGAGAAGTTATGGAAACGTAGTTTTTAAGATTATCCAACTCATGCTCTTTGTCATTCGTGTCATAGGCTTTATCACTCATTCTATCTAATACAAATGGAATAGTGTAAGCATTGATTGTAGGATCTGGATTGATTGTAAGAATTACACCATTGAAACCAAATGCTTCACCGATTTGTTTTTCAATAGTTTTCAGAATAGGATCTTTCACCATAGTTTTGAAAGTCTTATAATCTTTCAATGGTTGGTCTTTAGCATATTTCTTTTTGAGTTTCATAAGAAGATCTTCAATACAAAGAACTTCATTTGTTTTACCGAAGTAAACTTCATTTAATGGAATCATCATATACCTCTATTTATTAGCGTTAATAATCATAAATGCAAAATATTTAAGGAAAGCTTTTTGATAAGAGAGTTTTGTAGCAACCCTATGCTTTCTCTTTCTGTATTGTAAAGAGTTATCATTAAGCATCTCTTCAATAATATCTTTAATCCTAATAAGAGTTTCATCTTTAGTATTAGGTTTTACTTGAGTAGAGAATTTAAAGAATGCTATAGACGCTACATCTTTATTTGTAGCTTGAACCATATAAGATGCTATCATAAGAGTGATTAGCTCTTTAACAAGAGCAACATTATTGCCATTATTGAAAATACTTTCAAAGATACTTCTAACTTCTTCAGTCTTTACATTAGCATCTGCACACATAGTACAAGTCTTATAGTCTACTTGGGAAGTATTGATTCTTTCCATTGTCTTTTCTACATATTGTTGCAATCTGAAAGAATCATTAGTAGCTAAATTGAAAGTACTGTCTCCAGATCCTTCTTCAGGAATTTGGTCTTTTTCATAAGTAATATATTCTCTCTTTTTATATGCTTCATAATAAAGAGTAGCAATATTTTTCATAAAAGATTTGATGCGGTTATATAATTGCTCTATCACATATACAACTTCTTCATCATCGAAATCTTTAAGCATCTTTGTATAAGAATTAGCCCAAGTATCATTAATAGATTTTACGGCACCAATAACGCTTCCTTTAGATTTTAGATCAAACTTTTGGGAAAGCTTATTATTGATGACGTATTCCATAACGTGTCTATATTTAGACGGGGCTACAGTTTTAAAGAATTCATAATGCACCAACGGATAGAACTTAGCAGAGAAAGCTAAGTATATATTGGCTAATTCTAAATTCTTTTTATCTTTC